AGGATAATCTCTACTACCCTACTAATGTTTGCGACAAGTACGAGCGATGTGCTGGATGTGATGAGGTGGAAGAGTGAAGATACTAGAACTATATGCTGGCTCACGATCTATCAGAGACCACCTCTAGCAAAGCCTTAACGCTATCCTCACGAGTCCAGAGTGCCTTCTCAGCAAGACTTGAACGGATTGATGACACCCTAGCTGAAACCTCGCTGTTTTTCATTAGGATGCTTGCGTTATTCTGAATTGTCTCTGGCTTTGACTTTTCGCATGAGAATGAATTGCGGTATGCGTCAGCTTGGCTCATGCCATCAGCGACACATTGAGCGAACTTCTCTTGTTTTGGTGTTAGTGCCATAGCGTTAGTGTGCGCTCACTTTTTTCATTTTGTCTCTATGTTCCCAATCTTCTCTACACTCACTAGAACAGAAATTACCTTGCTCTAATGGCTCTGAGCAGTTATGACACGCTCCAACGAATTGTAACACATTCTTTCTATGGGATAAAGCTACTCTAAGATGGAGTTCTGTCATGGCATCAATGTCGTCATCTAAACTCATAGCTTGCTCACAATCCAACGTCCTAACTCTAACTCAACATCCTCAAGCTCATAGTGAGCCTTGAGCGCCTTTTTAATCTTCCCTTGATTCAGATACTCATCGCGCATTCTTGTGAGCCTCTGAGCCTCTATGGTGAATCCTGACCAATCTTTACCGTTCCCGTCTGTGTAGCCGATCATTTATTCTCCTCCACTTCAATCAGTTTCTCAAGATAATGCTGCGCCTTCTTCAAATCCTCTAACCCGTTCTTATCTCTGTGGCGGGTGATGTACTTGATGATATTTCCTTCAAGATAGTTAAGGTCGTGAGCGATGATGTAATCCCAAGGCTGGATTGAGGATTTGTAATGACTTCCTGATACCTGTTTATCGTTTGCGCTCACTTCAACTCCTTCGAGTAGTATTCAATCGCTTCTTCTGCCAACTTCTTAACCTCTGACTGACTTAATGCTTTCTTAGCCATCAGTCTAAGCTCATCTACAAAATCCCTACCATGCAGGTCAATCATCTTTAAGGTGTATTCCCTCATGTGGAACTCTTTGCGGTACACGTTACACGATGGGCAGCCAGGATGTAGATTCTCTTCTAACCACCGTGTAGGCTTCTTAGCCCTTTCGATATAGTGGCAGCAGTGCGAGTCTTTCCAGTGTAAAACTGTATCACATGAGATGCAAGTTACATTCCCTGCGTGATCTGCGTACTTCTGGCGTATGTATTGTGATGCAAGTTTGTCAGCCTTATCAACCAAAGTAGATAGTTTGGCTTTCTTTGCCTTCTTTGGAGTCTTTGAGGCTATTGGACGTTTAGTTAGGTTCATTCGATGCCGTTCCATAAATCATTCGTCAATCTCTTTAACCCTTCTACAACTTGATTTCCCATAACTAAGTAACAAAGCGGGAATATACAAATCCATGCCAAAGGAATCATCCAAGATGCAATCAATACAATTCTTAAAAACTTTCTCATTTCTTACTCCACTTATCACAAGCCTTTGCATCACCAGAATAAAACATCGCGTATGCTAGATGGTCAGGGTTAGCCTTGCAATTCTTCCAACCTTGAGCCTCCATTCCAGCATCACCACGATTCGATCCGTGAGATGGAATGATAGACCAGTTCTCACAAGATGAGCAGGTTTGATTATCCATGCTAGTTATTAATAACTGGACTGCACATACCGTTACTGATGATGGTTGAGGTGTATTGCGTACCCGAAAGCTGGTAGGTGCAAATCCATCCTGTTCCTGGCTGATAATCTGAGTTAATCAGCATCCACATACCTGCATAAGCACTTGTAGATACTACGAATAGTCCGATTGCGATTAGCTTTTTCATTTCATTCTCCTTGAGTGAACTTAACCTGATGCTCCAATCCAAACGCTTCTATCAACGTCTGAAGGTCGCACATCTCTTTAATACCCATCTTGCTAGTTGATAATCCCAATGCTACAAATCCAGTGTTCTCGATGTTTGGCACTACATCCATCTTCTTTAAGCTGGCAGTGAACATAACCTTCCAATCTTCTGCGCTTAACTTTCTACCATGCCATGATACTTGTCTTGATACATCTGCAAGCATAGCCCACAAGCGGCTGTTTTGGTCTAGTGTGCGAGTTGCTGGCTTAATCTCTACCCAATATCCATCAGGTGCTACGATAATCGCTTCTTGAGCGTTCTTACGGGCTTGAGGTGTTGATAACTTAAAGGATTGTTTCATTCGCAAGCCTTTATCACTTCTAGGCACAATTCAGCAGGTATCTGTGAACGCAGGTAAGCACCTTTTATACCTTGAGTTCCTGTCTTTGCTCCTCTAGGAGCTGATTCGTGGCATGGATCACCGTTCTTGCACATTGGTCTTGGAGTCCACGTTGGATGGTTTGTCCAAATGTCAGTAGGCTTCATCCGCATATCACCGTACTGGCAATAAGTTACAGTATGCCTTTTCATTCCATCAAGGTGCGGCATCTTTCTCATCAGGCCGCGAGGATTCTCGATAAAGAATGTCGCAGATGGGAATGATTTGATTATCTCAAGCGTCTTTTCCAACAACTTGATACCGAGTCTTGCCGTGTCTGTTTTTGGGATGTACGCACCTTTACCTCCTGTCCAGTGATGCCCTATAGCCGCCACAGAGAAACCCGTGCAAGGAGGTGATGCCCAAATCACATCAGGAACAAATGGAAGTTTAGTTACGTCAAACTCCAACACATCAACAACGTAATGAATACCACCAAAATCAATCAGGTCTGATGAGAATACTTCATGGCCTCTAGATTCAGCCACCTTACCGATAGATCGTGAGCCAGCATATAGTTCTAGTATCTTCACTCTTCCACCTCATCACATCCAGCACATCGCTCGTACTTGTCGCAAACATTAGTAGGGTAGTAGAGATTATCCTCATCATCTGCACATAGAAGGCGCGGCACTTTGTAGTCATCTTCGGCTAGGACTGTTACTACGCTATAGCGGCAAGTGTTACAGGTCATTTCTCTCTTTCGCTATTCCCAATTTCAACATCTCAATATGCCGCTTCAAGAACTCTATACGCTTGTCGTTACCACTGGCTATGGCAAGCATTAGTTCTGATTGGAAGTTCTGTAACATCTTTGCGGCTAGTGATTTCATTTTAGCCAGAGCCAGAGCCAGAGCCAGAGCCATCGCCATAGCCAGAGCCAGAGCCAGAGCCATCGCCATAGCCAGAGCCATCGCCATAGCCATCGCCATAGCCATAGCCAGAGCCATAGCCATAGCCATAGCCAGAGCCAGAGCCAGAGCCAATAGTTACTGCTTCCATACTTTCACACTCGCAATAGAGTCTTGCGCCTTTTTAGTGCAATCCAAAATCTCGATAGCTTGCAACAACTCAACACGATCAACTTCGCATGGGAACTTGCACGATTCTGGTTTGCTTGTTCCTTCTTCTGCCATCTGGCTAAGGCTTGCAGCTCCTTCCCAGTAGTAGATACGCCGCGCTTGACGCATCACAACTTCTTGTCCAGTACGAGACTCAAGATAACCAGCGAATACGCCTGCTGAATAAGTACGGCAGATAACATACTTCATACCATCTTTCATTTGTGCTTTCTGTTTGATTGAATCTGCACGAACATACTTTACATCATCAATCGTAATGCTTTCAGGCTTGCTCATTTGTTTCTCCTTTGTGGTTTGATTCATGACTAAACTTTAACAGCTATCTAGCAGGAACGCAACTACTTTGTGCAATGTAAGATAATAACCATTTTCTATACTCTGGCTGAGTAGAGCATAGGTCTATTACCTCTTTGCGGCATTCTTCGTCTCGCTCGTTTATAGAATCAAGCCAGTTCAATACTGTTTGGCGTGCTGATACCTCTTTTAGCCTGTTAATCGCACTCATTCAATGCTTTCCTTGCTATCTTGATAACTTCTATCCTGTCGTTTTCAGTTTCAATACGCATTTCTGCTATCTGCTCAATAGCTGCATAAAGTAGAGTCCGATCACGGCATACTGATTCGTAATCCTCAATCAAAACCTTCAATCCTTTTACTGCTAAATCTGAATATGTACTCATCAAAATCCCCTACCTTTCCTTTGTTCCTGTGGTTTAGTCCATGATTTATCCAAATCCTTGAACCGTGTAATGTTGCCTTGGAAGCTAGTAAACACCTCGCCACAAGCTCCGTGACGATTAGCCCTAACTAATACCTCGGCTACGCCTTTCATGTCTGAATCTTTGTTATAAACCTCATCCCTGTAAATCATCATCACTAGATCAGCATCAGCTTCAATCGCACCTGATTCTCTCAAGTCGCTCATGTGCGGTCGTTTATCTTGCCTAGACTCACAATCACGATTTACTTGTGCAAGGCATAGAACTGGACAATCCAACTCTTTAGCCAATCCCTTCAAACCTCGGCTGATACTAGCTATCTCTTGCTCACGGTTATTTCCTTCACCCTTCATAAGTTGCAGGTAGTCCACTACGACCATATCCAACCCATGCTTACGCTTCATTTTGCGTACCCTAGAACGCAATTTACCAACGGTAAGCCCTACCTCATCGTCAATCAGGATGGAAAGACCTTCTAAGCTTGCTATAGCCCCTGTAACTGCATCCATAGCGTTATGGTCGTGCATGATTGAATCGGTAGGGTGTCCAGACCGAATAGCTATCATCCGATTGGCAATCTCACGCCTTGGCATTTCTAGGCTTGCAAAGTATATCTTTGCCCCTTTTTGTGCTGATGCTAAAGCCATTGAACAAGCTAGGGCGGTTTTGCCCATCTTTGGTCTTGCAGCTAGAATATCCAAACTTCCCTTATGCAAACCACCACCAAGCAGTTCGTTAAGGTCAGTCAGTCCAGTTTCCATCGCTATTGATGATCCGTTGTAACGCTTTTCAACGTGGACAATAGCCTCTTCCAAGCAATCTCTAAGCATTACAGGCTCACGGGTATCGCTAATCTGCATTAACTCAAATATCCTAGACTCTGCCTTTTCAGCTATCTCTTGAGCGTTTTCCTTATTCTCAGCTTGAGCATGAATATCTTGGCTGATTGATTGAAGTTGACGTAGCAAAGACTTCTCACGAACCATTCCAGCATAAATCTTTACGTTTGCCGCCGATGGTGTGTTCTGTGCAAGGCTTCCAAGATACGAAAGCCCACCAATACGCACTAGGTCATCATCTCCTATCTGTTGCGCTACAGTGATAACGTCAATCTCTTTACCTTTATTGTGAAGGGATAGGATAGCTTTAAAAACCACCTTGCTTGATTCTGCGTAGAAGTCGCTCGTAGATATTGGCAAATCGTCTATGCAGTCAGGCTTGAGCATGATTGCCCCAAGCGTTGATTGCTCTGCTTCGTGGTTAAACATCTTCTACCCCTTTTTTTAAGGCCCTATATTGGCTTGTTTCTTTAACCGATCCGTCAGCTTCAACGTACCACAAGTGATACCAGTTACCCTCTACACAATCTCTGAACGTCCTACGCCAATCAACATACTTCTTTTTTTTCCCTTGGTATGACTTGGCAAACTTGTTCCAACAAACCCTAACCATGTCTATCGGTATGCCAACCTTGTCTGCGTATGTAAAAACAGGGTCATCAACTGGAACTCTCTTTTCACCCAATGCTTCACATTTTTCTAAGAATTGATTGAAGGTCAAAGAAGTGGACTTCGTAGAAGTCGCTTTATCTGTGTCTTGTGTTATGTGTAGTGTGTTATGTGTGGCATCGGAATTCTGTAATTTAGCATCGTTATTTATGCTTGTAGCATCACTTGAGCAATGCGTTAGCATAGCTTTAGCATTCTTTTGACGTTCCCATCTTGCTTTAGCAGCTACTTTTGCCTTGTCTGATCGTCCACAAGACTCTTCCATTTCTTGCAAAACACGACCATGAATCCATCCTTCCTCTACTTCATCAAAGAACTCTAAAAGAATGTCGGTTATCTCTGATTGATAATCCCTCATGCCTATCAGCCTTGATAAAGCATGAACGTCTTTAGGAAGAGGTTTCTCGCTTGAGTATGCGGCATCAAGTAATCTACGGTAAGCCAAGTCCTCCATAAGAGAAAGATGCCTAGTATGGCTTGCGTAATCGCCTATGTTGAACTTGTAGTAGTGCATATCAGCCTTTAATAGCTATCTTCAACTCAGCGCACAAAGCGAGAATAGCCTCTCGCTTGTATTGAGGTTGAACCATTGGGATAAGTTTGGAAATTCTTAAAGCTGTGGCAAAACTAGGATTTACTTGTTTAGACATGAATGACTCCTTTAGGCATCACCCAAAATGAGGTCGAATTTCCCGTGAGAGGTGGCAAGCCGCCTGATAGGGTCTCAAAGTAGGTGATGCCTGAAATAGTCATTTTTGTTACGTTCCTCTCACTTTGGCATTCGACTGCCATGTGTTAGATACTACTCTTGCTTTTACTGTGATGCAATAGGTTGTTGGTGTCGTGCAGATTCGGCTGCACTTACGGACTTAAATGCCTTTCAGCTTTCCGCGCTTCGCCTCCTAGACCGATATAGATGGAATCCACCATCGTAGTCTTTACACCAACACAGCTAGGCACTCTCGAATAAGTCACAAGTTGCCTTGTAAGTTAAATGCCTATGTGTGTAGGTTCACCCATCGGACTATCCTTAAGGACTGGGTGATGCCGTATCCTCAACGGAGGTTGAAGTCTTTTATAAAAAAGCCCGATTATCTGGGCAAAGAGCGCACAGGTCGCTCAGGGGAGAAGGCTTTTAAACTTCTTAAGCAATAATTTATCACGTTTAGGCAATCCGTTCACCTTCCAGTTACATACCCTGGCAGTAGCATCACGCTTGCGCTTGTTAGTGCTTTTGTCGTTCCAGAATCCTAGCATATAAGCTGCTTTGCTCGGACTGCCACAGATTGCAATGAGTTGTTCGTAAGTTTCCATGCGCTCAATATATATGAGGTTAAACTTTGGCGCAATGCTTATGTGTAAATTTATTTCACATTACCACTAGACAAGGTTAAACTTTAACTATAGAATTCACTCCAACGAATCGAAACAAGCGAGAGCTAAAGTAAATTCGGAGATGAAAAGGTAAAGCGCAGATGTGGAGTACGCACAGAGGGGGCGCAAGTACAGTGGACTAGGACTGAGCCTGATAGACCCGATGAAGTGTTGTTGCAACAGCATTTAGTAGCAAAGTTTTGGTGTGTAGCACTCGCGGGTCGAGCCTCGCTTAATCAAAACGCCGTAGCTGAAGAGCAAAAAAACAGGGTGCTGCTCTCCCCCACCAAATGGCAGATCGGAACTAGACGGTCACTAATTTACGGAGGCAATGATGCCAACATTCGAAAATGAAACAACTCTAGAACGCTATCAGCGAGAGCAAAGGTTCTTGGATAAGATGGAGCTAATTGCTAAAGAGATTAGCGAGGCAACACAAGAATTAAAACAAAGTAACGACAAAGCAGAAGAAGTGCCTGACTTGTTTGAAATGATGAATCTTCCAGTAAGTCCAATGGGTGGAATGTTTTATGGTCGCAAAACTGGAAAGGGTGTGTGATGACTAAATACCGTAGAACATGGGCGCAGAAGTGCCGTAATTGGGAGCGTGAGTGTTTGTGGTGGTGGGATCGTAACCGTGAAGGATTCTACGCAGGAATCGCTATAACTGCTTTCTCATTCCTTACGGCATGGTACATCGTTTACTCGATATGAGAGCGTTATGCTCCTTTCTAGCGTGTTTATACGCTACTCCAGCTACTACCTCAGACATAGTTTTAGAGTGGTGGATGCCGTATGAATTTGGAAGGTGTACTAAGACCGACATTCAAGAGTTTAGTGGGTGCGGTAAGTTGGAAGTAAGTAAAAAACCAAAGTGGAGATGAAAATGAGTTATGAAACCTTAAATCTGTTGCAACGAATCAACGAAATCCGCAAGAAAGTGGATTACATCCAAAAGGAAAAGTCTGTTTCTACAGGCCAAGGTAGCTACAAGGCTGTGACTCATGACCAAGTAACAGGCATCCTACGCCAACACTTGAACGAGTATGCGATTATCTGTATTCCAAACCTAGTAGCATCAAAGGCTCATGATCGTGTTGGTGATGCTAAACAGTTCCGTTACGATGCAACGTATTCTTTCAAGTTCGTGAATGCTGACAAGCCAGACCAAGATATATCAATCACGATTGAAGCTCACGCTATGGACAATGCTGATAAAGCACCTGGAAAGGCTTTAAGCTACGCCAAGAAGTACGCAGTCCTTAAACTGTTCGAGATTGAAACTGGTGAGGATGAAGAAAGTCGCTACCAAACGGAAGAGTTCGATATTTTGTCAGTCATTGAACTGTTCGCAACAGCTAACACCGAGGCAGAATTGAGGTCGTTATTTAACGAAGAATTCAAAAAGGCTGGAAATGCGCTCAATCAGAAGATGGTGATTAAGGCAAAAGATGATCGTAAGAAGGCGGTTTCAAAATGATTGAACAAGGTACGCCAGAATGGTTTGCTGAACGGGTAGGTCTTGTAACTGCCTCACGCCTTAACGATGTAATGTCCACGCTTAAATCAGGCGGTGAAGCTGCTACGCGAAAGAACTACCGCGCTCAGTTAGTGGCTGAACGTCTTACAGGCGCAAAGGCAGAGTCTTTCACCAATTCAGCTATGCAGTGGGGAACTGAAACAGAACCACTCGCTAGAGCAAGTTACGAAGTCCTTCACGATGTTGATGTGACGCAAGTTGGATTTATCAAGCATCCAACCATTGAACTTACTGGAGCAAGCCCTGACGGGCTGATTGGTGATGACGGGCTGATTGAGATTAAATGCCCTAACACTGCTACCCATATTGACTACCTGCTTGCTGGCGTAGTTCCGTCAGACTACAAGAATCAGATGCTATGGCAGATGGAATGCACAGGCCGTAAGTGGTGCGACTTCGTAAGCTACGATCCGCGCTTGCCAGAAGAACTTGCATTGTTTGTTATCCGATACGAAAAGGATGATGACAAGCTAAATGAACTACGCGATGGGGTTGTAAAATTCCTAGCAGAAGTAAAAGACGTAACAGAGAAACTTAACGCATTACGACACAAGGAGTAGTAAATGGAAATCTCAAACGAATACATTAAAAATGTTTTGTCGTATAGCGAAAAAACAGGTGTATTCGTTTGGACTGAATTTGCACCATATAAAGTTAGAGGTAAGGTTGCGGGGTATCTAGACAAAGATTTTACTGGATATGTTTTTATTAGACTGAACAATAAATTATTTAAAGCTCATCGACTAGCATGGTTTTTTGTTTTTGGATCAATGCCAAAAGGACATATTGACCACATAAATGGCATTCGTAATGACAACAGGATAGGAAACCTTAGAGATGTTTCAATGGTTGCAAATATACATAATCAGAGGGTTTCGCATAAAAATAACTCATCTGGTCTATTGGGTGTTTCTTGGTACAAGCCAAGACAATTATGGAGGGCAAGAATAGTAGTTAATAAAAAATCAAAACACTTGGGTTTATTTGAATCAAAGCAAGAAGCATATAACGCTTATTTAGTAGCTAAACGTAACTTCCATTCCGATGGATGCACAATTTAAAAAGGAAACATCATGGACATAATTATCAAATGGTTTGATGGCGCATACCCTACTTTCAATGTAGCTTTGGCAAGTAAGCCAGGTAATGAACCTTTCCTTGAAATCAAGTCATGCCGTATCGTGCAAGGAAAAGATGGAGAGTTCGTATCTCCACCTTCCACTAAGAACGCAAAGACTGACAAGTATTGGAATCACGCCTACTTTTCTAAAGACTTCGCTGCGGTAGTGTTGGAGAAGGCTAAAGAGAGTCAGCCTAAAGAACAGTCAAAGCCGCAACCAGCAAAACAAACAGGCCAGCATGATCCATTCGATGATTCTATTCCATTCTGAGGTGAACCGTGAGCCTAGCCTTTCTATTTTCACAGAAGGTAACTCCACTCTCGCAGTGGAGTAAGCCAAAGGATGATACTCCTCCTCGTCCTTCAGACACAATCCGCAAGCACAACCACATCCAGCGCATCCAACAAGCGTATGAGTGCCTTACGAAGCCTATGACAGCCTTGGAAGTGTCAGAACTATTGGGTATTACTTCTGATTGCGCTTACAAGTACCTTTTAGGACTGTACCGTGAGAAGAAGATTCACCGATCATCCAAGCAGCCGTATGTTTATTGGAAGCTGTGAAACCATTTACTGAGAGGTGGACGAAATGAAATACACATCAAGAGTTGAACTACTACGTGCGGCAGCAGACAGCATTGAGATGCAGGAGAAGGCAGGGATTGAGCCTATGTTTAAGTCTCGCAGGATGATTCACCAAATTTCAACTATGTATATGGATGACAGGAGCATGGAGAACGACCGTGAATTCCCCCTCGCAGTGGTCGAAGGTAAGCCAGTGTTTGTTGGTGATGAACTCTATTCACCACAAGGAGACAAGTTGAAAGCTGAACAGTATTCAAATGAAACATCATATCTTTACTGCTCAGAGGTAGGTTATCACCTAACTAATTGGTCTTGGAATCCACCAAAGCCAAAGACCGTGATGGTTGAGTTGTTGGTGGAGGATGCAAAAAACATAGTCAAGTTTAGTGATTCAATGCATTTAACTATGTACGGTTCACAGTTAGATAGTGTTGCTTCAGCTTGCTACAAAGCCTTGGAGAACTTGAAATGAACAACAAACCTATAGGCGCATACATCGTGTCATTGCATCCGCCAGTTTATGTATGCGAACTAATAATTGGCGAGGATAGCATTCGTGTTGGATTGAAAAAGAAACCGTGTTGGTTTCACCGCAAGATGATTACTCTGTGCTTTGGGTTTAAGTGGAGGGATTTGAAATGAACAACGAACGAATGCTAGAGATAGCGAAAGAGAATGGTGCATATATATTGAAAGGTTCGCACGATGTTGGAGTTGACGACCACCTAGAATTTTCTGGCACTACTTACCTAACCACCTGTGCCGCAATCGAGAAGGAAGTAGAGAAGCGTGTGCGGGAGGAGATTGCAAAGCAGTTTGAGGCATCTTATGGAGAAGGATGTTTGTCAGCAGAGCAAGTGCGATCTATGAAGCTATCCGAGGAGGTGTGAAATGAGCGAAGCGTCAGAACTCTACGAATACGAAATGAATCGGCTGAAAGAACAGCTCGCCACCGTAACAGCGGAGCGAGACAAAGAGCAGAATCTAAAGAACCTCTATCATGGAGAGCTGATTCAAACTGTAGAGCAACGCAATGCACTATCAGCAGAACTCACCAAACTCCGCAGCGAGAGTGAGCCTGTTGGGTATGCAAACGAATTCAGCATCACTACTGGAACATTTATTTGTCAGAATAAATGGAGTCCATCTGAGACGGTGCCAGTGTACCTACACCCACTAGCACCAATACGCAGTGAGAGTGATCCTGTTGGATTTACACATAAAAACTACGAAGAAGCATACAAGCACTATGGTGGACAGACAACTATCGTAAAGACTGCAACTGATGATTGGAACATACCTCTCTACCTCCACCCACAAGCAGAGGTAGTTACCTATATTCAGCCAACAGGTAAGGTGCTAGTGGATGCTGAACGGTACCGCTATTCACGCGATGTGATGATGAAGAGTATGCCAGAGATTAAGACTTTAGAAGAATATGACTCATTGGTTGACAAAGCCATGATTACCGCATCGAAGGAGAGATGAGATGAAAACATTTGAAACATTTGAGCAGGTATCAGATATGGTGAACTGCCGCAAGCTACCGATCATCATCCAACATAAGCGCATGGATACTGACTTCCGTGTTAAGTCGCTTGAGGGTGATTACAAGCAAGGCAAAGCTGGTGATTGCTTGATGCGTGGCGTAGATGGGGAACTGTATATTTGTGATGGTGAAATCTTTGATAAGACTTACGAGGTGTTGCCATGAACACACCAGAACGAGAGAAGTTTGAGCGACTTGTTCACGACCTAGCGATGCAAGCATTCAATGCGGACGAAACTTTCGAGAACGCTAGCAAAGACCCAGATTTTCAACTTGTGTGCAAATTCGCAGAACTATTGCAACAAGCCGCCCTCGCCACTCGCAACGAAGAGGTGAAAGAGCTTGAGGCGGAGATTGAGCGGCTACAAGCTCAAGTGGCTCAAATGCAAGAGCAACACAGTAATTGGATTCACTCTGACATTGTGCGTGAGCAAGAGAATCTACATCTGCGCGAAGTTATTAAAATTGTTGAAGACGTGTTGAGGTACAGAGTCAATCCGCACGGACATACTGCTATGATTAAAATCAGTAATACAAATGCATGGACTAGAGCGCTCAAGAGCATAGAAGCCATCGACAAAATACCGCAAAACTACATCAAACGAATGGAGTTAAAAGCTAGGATTGATGAACTATCTAATTATGACCATTACCACACAAGCATTGCAAGGCAATTGAAAGAACTCCGCGCACAATTAGCGGAATTGGAAGGAGAGAAGAATGGCTAAATGGGCGCAGTGGTTTATCAACAATAATCTACGATGGTTGCTGTACGTTGTGGCAGTCGTATATCTGACGTTTGCAATCGTGTTCTACATAGCGACAACAGTTATGCCTGATATTTGGCACGACATAAAACGCGACTTCAAAGACATTGCCAGAGCAAAGAAGAGGTGAGTAATGCTAGATAAATCAGTAGTGCAACGGATCGCAGCACAGTGCGGAATACATCAAGAGATGGAGACTGTGCCTGAGTACATTGAATTCGCCAAAGCCATCTATGCGCTAGGGGTGAAGGATGAGAGAGAACGGTGCGCTAATTTGTGCAGTGGAAGTGCGTATGATGTTGTGCGTGATGTTGTTGAATCAATCCAAAACAGCTAGTCGTACTCTTCCATCCCATAACCATCAGCCATAGATTCTTTCTTTGTTCTATAACAGTCGCACTTGCCTAAAGCTACTTGCGCCTCACCTGAATGGAATGGATCACAGTACCAAGTAGAGAATAGAACTCTACCATCACCACAAGCGACAGCCTCGATATGCTCTGCTACTATCCATTTACAGGTATGGCATATCATGGTTGACCTTCGTGATATAGGATGCCTACAGAGATGATGAATAGATAGATGAATAGATACTTATCACCCCAATCAGCATCTTCTTCTAGCTCGAAACCGAAGGAGAAGCCGCAGATAGGTTCTATAGTCATCATCATGACAGCATCTCCGTTGTGCAAGTAATCGTTCCTACCTGACCATACTCAGAGTGATAGGTAATTGCCTCAATCTTTCTATCCGCAATCCACCCACCCCTAGCGGCATAAGCATCCCTAGCCGAAAGTGTAGCGTGTTGCTTTACAGTCATGCCTGAGTGTTCTTTCTCGTCAACATGGTGATAGTGACCTACATGGCAATATCGTTTTGTAGTAGCACCCCATTCTTTCGAGAACTGAGCCGCAAACAGCAAAGGGAGAGATTCTTTCTTGCTCATGTGACCGTGATGGAAGGCCAGCATAGTCTGTCCGTGTTGGTGTACTGTATAGACCATCTCCGACTCTAGGACTTGTACTCTAGGCTCATTCTCGTACAGGATTGCGAACAGGTGACGGAGCCAAACTGAAGAAGCTGGATCATGATTTCCCTCAGACATAATCACCTTTACTACTTCATGCTTTGCTAACGCCTGATTGACGATGTACCGTAGAATTGTGATTGCTACCTTTACGACTTTGGAATACCGAGAATCAGCGTCCAACAAGTGTCCGTTTGTAGGAGTGACCGCAGAAAGGCTATCGAAGTGAAGGAAGTCCCCCAAATTTAGAACGATGCAAGTCTTAGCAGGGGGGGATGCTTTCACTAGGTAATCGAATGCGCCCTTCAAAGTGCGTTCGGCTATTTCTAAATCCCAATCAGCACCAGTTTCAGCACCCCATGACTTCATTCCTACATGGCAGTCTGTGAAGGTGTAGAGGTTACATAGGTGTTCTGATGTGTGGTTAGGGGTAGGACTGGGTGCTACTCGTTCTACGCTGTCTGAGAGCGCTTCTATAGCCGCTTTCATAGCGACTTCTACTAGCCGATCATCGAGCTTCGTCTTAACCCACTGCTGAGTAATCTCTCCGTCTTTGTTGTAGTTAGTTGATGTTCCCCGTACAATCAGTGGTGCGGGTACAACATGAGTCATTCCGCAGGTGGGATTATGTCCGTGAAGCGTATTTAGTTGCTCGTTTATTGTTCCTATTCCTCGCAGTTTTGCTAGTTTAAGACGATTCTCGAATGTATTTCCTGGTATCCCAAGTGCTTTATAGGCTAGATGTTTTTTCCCGTACTTAGCCATTGCCTCCACTGCTTCTAATAAAACCTCGTCAGGTAATGGAGGTGTAGGCATTAGTGCGTTCCTTTAGGTTTGAACTTCTCGCAGATTGAACGGGTTACAGAGATAGGCTTGAACTGTTCGTACACAGGGTCTTCTTCTGTGCCGAATAGGAATTGAGGGGGAGATACAAAACAGGCTGAGAACTTCTTGTCGTCAGGGTGAGTGCTACAATATACACATTCACCACAGCATGGCTGAGAGTGTGTTGCTAGAGTTGGCTTCCGCACTTAAAGCACCTCCCGTAGTTGACTTTATTCAAAGTTCCACAATGAAGGCAAGTATAACACATCACTCTACCCTACTCACACAGGCCGCTTTGCACTTACGATATGTGGTTACCAGGCTTGAATACCCATTCATAGCCGCACCAAACGACTTATCCGTAGGGGGCTCAATATCTACACATTGGGAAGTTATTAGCGGATCCGGCTTGCACTCTATCTTGGTTGGTTCTTGGAGATACTGCCATCCGTTCAGAATCAAGCTAACTACTAGGATAGTTTCAATCATCAGTGAAATCCTTTCACAAACTCATTCCAAACTTCATCCGTATTGACGCAGTCAGAATAGACCTTTGATTTAGCTGTTCCTACATAAACCTTGGGAGCAGGTATCTTAGCAATTGCATCAGCCGCAGCCTGTGCAGAAGCATCTCTACTCTGCTGTGTGGCACGTTCTATTTGGAGCGATACGCTGTCCGTGTACCATCCGCGAACCATCCACCCACTACCAAATAGCAAAGCGGCTATGGCTATTCCTAGAGCTAATTTAACCTGTTCTGTCATTCTCCCCATCCATTAAGAAAGACTTGGTATATTCCAAACAGAAGGAACGCTCCAAACCATAGACCGATAGCCATTCCAACCACAGCACAGACAAGCGCGAACATCGGAATCAGGACAGGACTTAACACTAACAGGATGAGGAATTGAATCATTCTTCCACCTTAGTCTTAACGTGCTGATACGTTCCTGATCCGATATACACAGCAACCGTGCCAAGGATAATCATTGAATACGCATCTGGTGTTAGCTTCTCGTACCATAATAGCCAAGTTGAGATGACTTGAGTGGTGCAGGTTAGGATGAACCTACGACCACCTGTTGATTGGATTAGTTTTTGTATCATGGCTTGAAAAATCTACGCCCTGAGTATGGTGGCTTTATGCTCCAATGGCTCCATCCATTCGTAGCCTCTTGCGCCTCGAAGTATAACCCTAAATCCTCGTATGCCACCTTAGCGACAGGAGATGAATTCAGCCATTTGTCAATTTGATTGAACGGATCATGCAGGTCAACAGCCATCCCTAGCTTATGTGCCGAAGCAGGTGCGCCAATCGTACAGCACTGCTCCCTGAATCCTCCATTCTTCTGCCCTGCTACTTGCGACCTTGTTGATGGATTGACTTGGAATGTCACGCCATCTGCCATGCCTACTTGCATCAGGCTATTCACAGCGCGTAGAAGATGGTCGATGTTCGCAAGGATTGGTGGAGTTAGGTCTTTAGACTTTGCATAACTTCCAATGTACTGAACTTTAGAAATCACAATTTCACCCATCCGTTCTTGTTCATCCATACAAACAATCCGACTATCATCAAACCAACCATCCAATACACTTTACCCATTATGGATTTACCAACACCCGCGTAGAAGTCTTGAGTAGCTTTCTCGATAGCTTTTTGTGCCGCCCTCTCTGCTATCTCTTCGATTTGATCGTCTGATAATTCATGCTTGTCGTATCTAGGACACATTGCAAAACTATCATCCAACTCGCTGTCGCTTCTGCGTCTTTTCAGTTCATGCACGGCACTGCCCCTTACAGTTTAGAAAACTCTTTCGCCCACTCAACATCCTTGTGGTGCGCCCCTCGGCAATGGTTCGACTGCCAGAAGAATATGGTGTTAATTATCGCCATTGAAACAGTCCAGCTCTCACGGTATGAACGACCTGAGATAGATTCGTTTGGGTTGCCGTTTAGGAATACCACGTTCATCATCTGCGACCAGGCAGAGAATATGTTGTATAGATAGTTCATTAGTAACCTTCCGTATCATCTTCCATAGAAACTATAGCAAGTGCTACCAATCCAATGAACACAACGATAAAAGCTAGTATGCTGAGTATGATGGTCATGACACCGCCCCTTTGATTACCGCGAACTGCATAACGATAGCCTCGCCTAACGCACCAGCAGTACGGTTGTAAACGTTGATTGTTGCGCTACCTGCGGCACACTGCGCCTGTATGTCATACGCTCCAAATGTTCCGCCTGATTTATGGTTGATGACTAACACATCATTTGCGTCGATAGCAGTATTTGTAAGCGTGAAAGAAACACCAGTAGCTGCCGCTAGTGAGGCATTGTTCATGGTGATAGCACCAGTTACTTTGCTAAGAGTCACGCCTGTAGATTTATTTGTGGCTTGAGTTACAGCACCACCTGCACCAGACCCGTATCCGAGTCCACCTGTAGGAGATTTGGCTAGGACTGATTGAGAAGAGTCTATGCGGATAGCTTCAGTAGTAGTTCCTGAAGAGTTTGTTGTTGATATAACAATACGCCCAGGTACTACTCCAGATGAAACTGTATTATCAACAGAGCAAATAATTTGAGCCGCAAGATAAAACCCACTTCCATCATCACCTGTAAATCTATATGTGCCTATCGTGTCTCCATTAGATAAAGCAGCATTAGTTCCTATTGCCGCACCTCTTGACTTACACATATAAAACACAGCGCTATTACCTACACCATTCACCCAACTAAATGCAGACATTTGAGATGCTGATGTTTGACCATGAATTGAAATAAAAGGAAATATTGCTGGTGAATTAGCGTCTGCAGCAATGGTTGATGAATTGCCTACAACAACTTGACCACCTTGATTTATTACAAATGGAGTTGCGTCAGGATTAGCGTCATTGACTACAAATGAGTTACCCGTACCAGTGTTGGTAATGGTAAGAGCGTCACCAGATGATGCGGTGATAGTTTGATTTGTTGTGGTCGGCGAAGTCTCACGCACAAAATCACCAGTTCCAGTGCCAGTATATTCTGCGCTTGTGAGGTGGTAATACTCTGCCGCAGTTCCACCCTGCAAACTGTCCTGACCGTTATGGTCATGCTTGTGGAGAGTTGTAGCCCCTCCATCGGTTAAATCTGTTGCATTGGTAGAAGAGAGATGGGTGTAACTAGCAGTGTTGATATTCTGCAAGTCAGCATGATTGCGAGTCTCAATATCAGTCAAGTTAGAACCTGACTTATCAACCAATAACCAAGACAGTCCTGATTGAGATGCTATGCGCTTCCAAAGGCGAAACATCCAATCGTCGAATGATCGGTCGTCTTTCCTTGGGGGTTGGGCTAGTGGTTGCATTATCTGTTAGCGTTGATAATAGCAGATTGAACCAGTGAGCTCGACGGTTTCAATCCTTGCTGATTTAGCAATTCAGCGAGAGCATTAATACCACGAGTACCAACACCAGCACCGTAAGCAGCCTCACCCATCAATCTAGGACTAGCAATAGGCAATGCCGCAAGCGATAAAGGATTGACAGCTCCAGCCGCCATAAAACCACCGATATTGCCTGCTCTAGCAATACCTCTAGGAGCAAGTTCAGATAATGCTTGACCCGACAATGAAGGCATCAAATCACCAGCGCCGAACTTCTCTAACTGTTTAGCCGATTCTACCCGTCCACCGTAGTTCGTTGATACGTTGTTACGCATCAATGATTGCAGTTTACGCATAGCGGTATCAGCAGTAGCCTTATTACCCAAAGATAGTGACTTCTCAATCTCTCGGATTTGATCCGTCATGTTGGAGTAACCGCGCATCGTTTCAGAATACTTGGGAGCTTGCTTTTCAATCGTACCCTTCACGGCGTTATACATGGTATCTATGACTCGTTGCGCTTGTGTCATCTTTGGGCTATCAGGATATACAGCACCAATTCTACGCTTGAGAGCATCCAACCCTTCTACGTTATGACGCGCAGGGTCTAACTTCCACTCATTGATAATATCTGCGACTTCTGAAATCTTTCCTTGTTCGTCTTTTCCGATAGTCCAATACTCGCCGCTTGTCTGTTTTGTCTTTGCTGGAATCGTAACCTTGTTGATGCCTTGTTCACGCAAAGCATTCTCAGCATCTAGGTAGCTGAACCAATCATCTGCTTGTGATGGATGAATGATGTTTGTCTTATCAGCTAATGCCGACTCAATCATATCTTTAACATACCCTTCACGCCCACCAGTTGCGCGATAGTCTGCGTCTGCCAATGTATGCTCACCTACCCATCCTTTTTGTTCTACATGGCGCGAAATCTCATCTAAACCTTTCCCGTTCTTAGTGAACAGTCCAGACCTTGCCGCTTCTTGTGGAGTCAATCCAAACTCTCTAGCGTATGAGATATTGATGCCGCCGTACTTCTTAACATCACTCACTAGGCTATCCAACTTTGGCGCTTTTAATGTTTCAGGAACTTGTACCCGTTGACCGAACTTATCAACCCAAATATCGGTAGCAGGTGTAACTTCTTGAAGTACAGAACTGCCTTTACCCTTGACGGTACTCAATGCCTTGTTTAGTTCTTTCTCGATAGGCGTAAAGTCTAAGTTGTCAGCATTCTCGAAACTATCTCCGATAGTGGCTTTGTATTGAGCAGACCGAGCTTGACGCATCTGGTCTAATGCTGATTTAGCAGTATTAAGCGCATCGTTTACAGGTGCGTTACCTTCGATATTCTGACGGAATGCTTTTGCTTTATAACCACCAGCTTTACCAGCTTGGAATGCCTCAGTCAGTGGCGCACCACCTACTCCTGATGTTACCCCTGCAATTTCTCTGGCTACCGCAGGAATACCCTTTGTAACTGCTTGAACGCCAGCAGGAAGAGCAGAACCACTACCAGCACCCATACCAACATCTTCAGGATTTACTAATCCACCCATTGCACCGCCAGATATAGCACCTCCAGCGATTCTAGTAGCTAATGGCTGACTACCACCTAACCCACCACTTTCTAACGCTGTAATCATCTCTGTAGCGTATGGAGCAGCCTTGCGAAGTCCACCAGCTAACGCACCACCAGCACCCGCAGTACCAGCGATGTTAGAAACCAATCGAGATGCTTCTGCTACGCCAGAATCGCCAGTGAATTCATTGATAGATTGTCGGCGTTGTTGAGGTGTGTAATAGCTTAAACCAGCCGCATCAAACGGAGTCATCAAAGTAGCGCCAATATCAGCAGCACCACCAGCCAACCCGCGCCCTGTCTTTTCTAGTCCTGATCTGAACTTCTCCAGCAAAGTAGGAGTTGATTGCTCTGGCTCTTGTTGCACTGGCTGTTCTACCTGCACAGAGCGCATCTTACGAATCTCGTCAGCAAAACGCTTCGCGTGTTCTGCATTACCTGCTTGATGTGCTTTGATTAACGCTTGCTCAAGTTGTGCTAAGTCAGCCATATCGAACCTTACTTATATAGGTTAAGCAAACTATCCAAATCATCTCCACCGCTACCATAAGCAGAAGGCACATTCTCGCGTCCTGATACGTCTAACGGGTCTTTGCCATAGTTAGAACGAATTGCATCTACATTCATCTTGCGAAGGCTGATTGCACGTTCATTAACTTTTTGCACTTCTTTCAGTCGTTGCGACACTAACTTTGGATCGTTAATGTTAGCTAATATCTCATTCCATGCTCGAACTGCATCACCCTCTGTCTGTACACCTTTATTCAAGCGCAATGACTCGTTACGCAGTCTTTCTAGGTTAGCTTGGAATGACGCATAATTGCGGCTCTCTGGAGTTGAATATCCAGTCAGATTCTGAATTTTGCTATTTAGGTTTGTGAACATCCCTAGAGGTAATTTACCGCTATCAATCATCTCAGTGAATGCGCCAAGGTCTTTATTCAAAGATGATGCAGAACCGATTGCGTCTAGTTCTTCTTGTTGCATCTTTAAAGCAGTCGCAGGAATTGGTTTTTGTGTGAATTGTTGACTTTGCTTGTTCCTGTTATTCAGTTCGATTAATTGCCGTTGATTGTTGAAACGTAACTGCTCTTTCTCTCTCCAGTTATCTTCTTTCTCAGGCTTCATGGGAGCAGTGTAGATAGGCTCACGTTTTACAGGATCGAACAGTACACCACCAGCAGCCATGCTAACTGGCTTATTCGCTTGAGCCTGTGCAGCCGCTTGAGCCTTACGCATCGCATCAACTTTGAAAGCGTACTCAGGTGAGACTTGTGCAATCTCAGGCAATGCAGCATCTACATTACCTTGATGCTTCTGCATGATTGAAGCTAGCGTATTCTCTTGCTGTACTTGTTGCTGACGTTGACGGTTAGCCATGACGTTCTCAGGTGAGAACATCTGATTAAGTTCATTGGTTACTTGATTTCCGTATGCAGAAGCCATATATCCCCCTTTAAGTGGATTTAGGCAACCACTGAGTAAAGTCAGTAGTTACGTTAGGATTGATTCCTGGTGTCTGCCATGCTTGAGTTCCTGTATTACCTAATCCAGCATATTGCGCCCAAGTGTTCTGATTGCTCGGAGTCTGTGATGTTGTTGGATTGTTCATTATGTTACTCAGCATATTCGCACCTGAACTAATCATTCCACTTGTAGCATCTGCTTGACCTTGACGACCACCAGCATAAGCATTCCCCATGTTTGAAGCGGCAGGGCTGCCATAACCCGCAATCTTTCCTTGGTTGTTGAACCAATCCTGATAACCAGCACCCGCCATGCCTTGACCGTATTTAGCCAGTTCAGCGAGTACGTTACCACTTCCTAGCATACCTTTTGCCGCAGCACTGCGATTGATAGCCTGATTGCCTTGGTCTTGCAGGAACTTGTTGTACGGGTCTTGTTCATAAGCTGATACGCCTTGCGTCATCTTACCAAGTGCTTGAGTGCCAGCAACTCCAGCCGCACCAGCCCCTACACCAAATCTGTTTATAATGTCTTGCGTAGAAGTTCCAGTAAGAGAATTTCCTAAACCTAGGTCTTTACCAGCATTACCGCTTCCACCAGAAACATTAGAGATTGAGTTAGCCGCCATTCCTGCCGGGTTAGTTGCTAGGTTTGTTAGATTATTCAGCGTAAGCGTTTCGCTTAATGGCTTGATACCGAGTGAATTACCTCTAGGGATGTTCACAAACCTAAATAGCAAAATTCAGAATCTGACTGGATATTCAACTCCAGAGAGCCGCAATTATGCGTCATTCC